AACGGTCGAGGAGATCGCGGGCGGCCTGCTTCTTCGCCGGGTCGAGGAACTTCGCCGACGCGTTGGCCAGGTCGTCGCGGATGGTCCGCTGCGTCGCCTGGTCGAGGGAGTCGAAGTCGTCCTTGGTCAGCTTGCCGTAGGCGTCGAGGTGCGCCTTGGAGGTGGGGCGGCCGACGGCGCGACCGGCGACGGCGCGGGCCGTCTGCACGTGCGGGGGGAACGCCTTCGGGGTGCCGCTCGGGGTGCTGGGCGCGGCGGGGGTGGACGGTGCCGAAGGCGACGCGGCCGGGGCCGCCTTGGCGCTGGTGGGGGACGGCCCGGACCCGCCCGGAGAAGGCAGGGTCGGCTTCGTCGTGGCGTCCGGCGCCGGGCCGGGCGACGGCAGGGTGGGCTTCGGCGCCGACCCTGCCTTCTGCGCGTCCAGGTGGTCCTTGAGCCGCTGCACGACCGGCGGAAGGCCCGGCTTGCCATCGGCGATGTGGTCGGAGATCTGCTTGTTGAACGTCGTGATGTTGTCGTCGTTCGCGCCATGGCCGATGCCGGGCATCTTCGAGTCGTTGGCCCGCTGGAGGGCCTTGTTGGCGAGGCGGTCGACGAGCAGCCGGAAGTTGCGGCTCTTGCGGATGTCGCCGCCGCCCTGCGCCTGCATCTGGGCGAAGCTGTCGGCCAGCTTCTTCTGGTCGGTGACCTGCGGGCCGAAGATCGCTTCGGTGATACTCAGGGCGCTGGTGGCGTTCGCCTGCGAGGTCGGGGCGCCGGTGGTCGGCGCCGGGCCAGGCGACGGCAGGGTGGGCTTCGGCGCGGACGGCGCGGCCGGGCCAGGCGACGGCAGCGTGGGCTTGACCGCAGGCGCGGCCGGTGCGGCAGGACCGGCGGCCGGGGCCGCACCGGTGGGGGTCATCCCCAGGCGCTTCATCTGCGCCTGCGCGGCCTTCTTCTGCGCGTCGGTGGCCTTGGGGTGGTTGGCGATGAACCGGAGGCGCCCGGCGATGGCGTCGCGCTGCACGGGGTTGAGGGCGCCGGGGCCAACCTTGTCGACGGCCTTGATCACGTCGTCGGTGGACACGGCACCGTTGGCGGCCTTGGCGGCGGCGTCGTCGGCGGCTGGTGCGGCGGCGGCTGCTCCCCGGCCGGTGGTCGTCGGGATCGACTTGACGGCCTTGGCCAGGGTCGTCTTCCCGGGGGCCGCAGACGGTGCCTGAGGGGTGGCCGGGGCGTTGGGGGTGGCGGAGGTGCCGAGCGTCGACGCGGCGGGCAGCTGGGCCAGCAGGGCGGTTGCCTTGGCCTGCTGGGGGCCGAACCCGCGAACCTTGATCGCTTCCAGTTCGTCGCGGATCGCCTTCTTGTCGGCCGGGGACAGCGACGCCCATTCGGCGGCCGTGATCTTCGATGCCTTGTCGAGCTTGTAGGTGTCGGTGACCTTCGGCTGCGTGATGACGAACGCCGGGCCGCGCCCGGCAACGGTCGGCTTCTTGCCCTTGGGGCCCTTCGGCAGGTTCGCGGTGTTGGCCGTGACTCCCGCCTGCTGGTTGATCGCCTGCGACGCGCTGTGCGCCTGGCCGCCCGCAAGATCAGCCTGCTGGTTGACCTTGCCCAGCGGCGTCGCCGTGGCCCCGCCGACGCCCGCGTTGGGGTCGGGCTTCGGCTTGATCTCGGTGAGCAGGCGACGCGGGATCGGCTTGCCCTGCGCCTTGAGGTCCTGGATCTTCTTGACCCGGCGGGCATTGGCCTTGGCCACCCGCTCCGTCTCCAGCTGCTTGTACGTGCCGGGGGCGACCTTGGCGAGGGTGCCCTTCCAGCCCTTGCAGGGGCCCGGGTGCAGCGGGGCGCGGCAGGCGACCAGGGAGCACGGCTCGTGGGCGTCGTCGTCCTGGTGGACCCAGCCGGTGACGGCGGCCAGGATCGCCGCCGGGGTGCCGAGGTCAATGGGGGCGGCGGACGCGACCATGTTCTTGCGGTCGACGGCGGCGGTGATCTCCAGCATCACCCGCGCCGGGTCAAACGGAAGGGGCGCGACCGTAAGGCCGTGCCCCTTGACCAGCGTTCCCAGCGACGTCATGCGCTGATCATAGCGGTTGTTTTTGATCATGAATCACGCGCGAGCGCGCGGAGGATCCCCTCTTCCAGCGAGATACGCGGCGTGTAGATCCGCCGGAACAGGTTGGCGTGAGCCACTCGGTGATGCACCCCCGCCGGGCGGTCCGGGAGGGCCTTCACGACGGCGTGATGCCCGGCCAGCTTCGCCGCCATTATGGCCAGCTCGAACATCGACGTCCCCTCGCCGGTGCCGAGGTTCACGGGGGTGCTGATGCCGTGCTCGGCGACGGCCAGCATCCCGCGCACCACATCGTCAATGTGGATCCAGTCGCGGACCTGGTCGCCGGAGCCCCACACGTGTACGGGGTCCTCGCGGCCCTTCACGCGGTCCAGGATGGCCCTGAACGGGAAGTTGGGGGACTGGTCTTCCCCGTAGCCGGAGAACGGCCGTACGACGGTCACAGCCAGGCCGTCCCGGCGTGCTTCGCGGGCAAGTCGTTCGCCGGTCAGCTTCGTCCAGCCATACACCGAATCCGGCTCGTCGGCGTCGTCCAGGTCGATGTCGTCTTCCCGTAGCGGCCACGGCTCCATCCCCTGCAACGCGATGGGGTAGGCGGCCGACGAGGACAGGTATACGACGCGGTGCTGGCGGGTGCGGACGGCCCACTCGAACATTGCGGCGTCCAGCATCAGGTTGCGGGCCATGTGCTGGTGCTCGGTGTCGATCGCGGTGCGGTGCGGGGCGGACGCGGCGGCGTGGATCACCAGGTCATAGCGGCCCGTGGTGTACCGAAAGAAGTGGGTGGCGTCATTGAAGGCTCCGCCGTCACCGTTGAGGATGTCGATACCGACGACGCTCCAGCCCCGCCGCTCCAGTTCGGCGGCGGTGTGACGGCCCACGAAACCGGCCGAGCCGGTGATCAGGGCCCTCACTTGCAGGCCCAGATCTGGAAGGAGTACGGGGCGCCGGACGGGCGGGTGTCGACGGTGGTGTGGATGTTCGGGGTGAACCCGGCGTCGCGGAGCATCTTCTCGACGGCTTCGGCGTCCCAGCCCCACACGTGTTCGGGGTTGCCGGTGTCGGTCTCGCCGTCGGGCGTCGACAGGATCAGCTGATCGGTCTTCTCCCGGATTCGTGCCAGCACCATGTCGGGGTCGTCCAGGTGCTCGATCGTCTCCGAGCAGACGAACAGGTCGACCCGGTCGATCTGTTCGATCGTCTGTTCGATGGGTCCGGTCAGTTCGTAGCGGGGGGCGAAGTCGCCGAGGATGACGGACGCGCCGTGTGTCTGCGCGAGACGAAAGGCGATGTAGCCGTTGCCGCAGGACAGGTCGGCGACCCGGCCCCCTCGCGGCAGCATCACCCCGGCCAAGGCGAGGGTGACGTCCACCCGGTACAGGTGGTCGGTCCAGCGCGTGTGGTCGTGAGGCTGGGCGTACAGGCGGGCCAGCTCGGCGGCCGTCGGCATCGGGCGCAGGCGCTTACGGAACACGGAGGGCCCTCACCTTCTGGATGTCGGCGGTCAGGTGGCCATCGGCGACGTAGGAGCGGTATGCGGCGCCGTCGGCGTCGTACATGGCGGGCGCGTTGACCCGCAGATAGCCGTCGTCCATCGCGGCCTTCCCGGCGAACGGATGCAGGTGCTCAACGGCCACGTTCGGCAGGTAGGTGATGCACTCGGCGGCCCTACCGAGGTCGCGCCAGTAGTTATCGACGTACAGGTGCGTCAGGGTCGGGGGCGCCATATGGCCGAGGGCCCGCACGATGTTCGCGGTGATGGCGATCTGCGTGGGGATGTTCACGCCCTGGAACAGATCGTTGCCGTACACCATGCCGGTGCCGTTGAGCATCCTCAGGGCGTGGAGATAGTGGTGGTCCCACCCAGACGTGCGGGGCCGGTGGTCGTCGCCCATGAACGCCACGGCGATCGACTTCGGGGCGAACTGGAGGGCGGCGGCGTTTAGGGTCTTCACCATCGTCGACGGCGCCGGGGCGACGAAGATGTCCACCCAGGTGCGGGGCGCGACGAGCAGGAGGCTGATGTACTCCTCCAGCTTGGGATCGTCGCGGTCGACGGCAAACACCAGGTGGGTGCTGGCGGTGCGGGTGCGCTCAAACGCCGTGACCATCTCGGCGGCGGCCTGCGGGCGCCCACGAGAGGGGACGATGGTCACGAGGTCGTTCACTTCGCTGCTTCCTTCAACGTCTTGTTCTCCTCTTTCTTGCGCTGCCGGGCGGCGGCGTCTGCTTTCGCCTTACGGTACGCGGTCCGCTGCGCCGGGGTCATCTTGGCCAGCTTCGCCTGCTCGGCGCGGCGTTCGCGGATCTTCTGGGCGCGCTTCTGGAGGGTTTCGCGCTGCCGGGCGGCCCGCCTGTCCAGGGTGTCCTGCTGGCGGGTGTCGCGTTCCCCTTCGCGCTTGGCCTGCTGGTCGGCGCGGGTGGCGTCCTTCAGCTTCTGCTGATGCGGGGCGAGGGCCTTGCGGTATCCGGCGACCGCCCGGCGGGCCATGGCGGCGAGCTTCGGGTTCTGCGGGTTGTTCGCGGCCACGGCCTGCGCGATCTTGATGGCCTGGCTGAGGCCGTCCACGGCGGTCTGCGCCACCTTGGCCGGGGTCTTCTTCGACTCCTCCTCGTAGCCGGGGGTGTAGCCGCCGCGCTTCTGGCCCTTGCATAGGCCGGGCTTGCCGGTGAGCTTGCAGAAGGTGCTGTCGGCGCACACCTCCTGATGCAGGGTGACGCCGGACGCGGCCAGCGAGAAGCCACCCTTGTACTGGCGGTTGCTCATCTCGGTGGGTTCGTTTTCGATCTCCAGCAGCTCCACACAGCGGCAGTTGACGACCTGGTTGGCGGGGGCGCCCGGGGCATGCGGATGCGTCATCAGGACGAGCCCGGCCGGGCCCAGCCGGAACGGTTCACCCCAGGGCTGGACCTGGCCGTCAGCCTCAACGTGGTCGGGGCGGGTCCGGGCGTCTTCGGTGGCCAGCCAGCGATGAACGTACTTCGTGCCCGGGTCGGAGTCGGCGATCATGCCGAAGGCGTCGTGGAGGCCGCCGTTGTAGGCGCCGACGACCTCGGTCCGCGCAACGGTTCGGGCGCGGTTCTTCCATCGCTGCACACCGGTGTCTGCGAACAGCTGTTCGATCTGGTCCTGGACGTCGGGGATGCTGGCGCCGTTGACGGTCGCCTTGTCGATGATCTGCGAGACGAGCCCGAACACCTGGTCGGGGACGGCCTGGAGCCGGTTGTCGGTGTCGGCGATCCAGTTGCGCACGAACGGCCGGGAGTCGAACAGGGTGCCGTCGGCGAACAGGTCCTCGTACGGGGCGGCCAGCACTTTACGGGCGACGTCGGCGGTGTACTTCGCGGCCAGCGCCGCCCACTTCGGGCCCTGCGAGAAGACCGTCATCGGGTCCGGCATCAGGGCCAGCTGGATTACGCCTCCAGCGAACATGGCGGCGCGGACCCCGGCCAGCCACTCCAGCATCATCTCCAGGTACGCCTCATAGAGGGGCGGTTCGTGCTGGGCGAACACCTCCACGGCGGCCTGCTGCTGGGCGGCGGCGTCGGGGAGGGCGGTCACCGCAGCGCCCAGCCGACCAGCATGCCGACGAGGGAGGCGATGCCCGTGAACACGAACGCGGCGAGCATGGCGGGGCCCATGAGGCAGCCGCCGGGGGGTTCGGGCTGGGGCGGCTGATCGAAGTCCCAGCGTTCGGCCGCCCACAGGTCGGCG